TGCGCGGCGACTTCACCCGCATGGCCGGCTCGGCGACGCTGTTGCTGCAGTACATGGGCAAGCTGGAGACCATGGTCGCCCTGCTGCTCAGCCCGGTCGGCCTGCTGACCGTGGCGCTCGGCGCGTTCGCCTTCGCGGCGGCCCAGGGCGCGGCGGAGAGCGCCCGCCTGAACAACATGCTGGCGGTGACCAACCACTGGGCCGGGATCTCGGCGGGCGGGTTCGAGAACCTGCGCGAGCAGATCCGCAGCACCACCGACACCGGCTTCGGCAAGATCACCAAGGCGCTCGACGTGCTGCTGGCCTCGGGCAAGGTCAACGGCGAGGCGCTGGTCTACATGGGCGACGCGGCGGTGCGCTTCGGCGAGCTGACCGGGCAGAGCGCCGAGAAGGCGGCGCAGGAGATGCTGAAGTGGGCCGACGCCCCGGCGAAGGCTGCGCTCGAGCTGCACGGCCTGACCGCGGCGCAGTACCTGCAGATCAAGGCGCTGGAGGAGCAGGGCCGCAAGCAGGAGGCGCTGACCGAACTGACCAAGGACTACGACACCTTCCTCAAGAGCCAGACCCACGACATGGGGCTGCTGGAGGAGGCGGTGCACGGCGTCGCCCTGGCCTTCGGCGACCTGTGGGAGGCGATGAAGAAGATCGGCCGCGAGAAGACCACCGACGCGCTGATCAGCGACACCGAGGACACGATCAACAGCATCCAGGCGCAGGCCGCGCGGCAGCGCGGCAAGCTCGACGCGAACCAGCAGGGCATCCTGCAGCGCGCCCGCGACAAGCTGGAGGCGCTGTACAAGACCAAGGCGGGCGAGGACGCCACCGCCGCCGACGAACAGGCCAACACCCAGCAGAAGCAGGATCTGGCCGGCAACGACGAATACATCCGGCAACTGGGCGGGTCGGCCCGGCTGGCCAAGAAGGAGATCGACGAGCTCCACGCCAGCACCGAGCGGATGCGTAGGTTCGCGGCCGCGCACCCGGAGGACGCGGCGTCGGTGGCGGCCTACCAGGAGCGGCTGGCGCGGCAAGGCCAGATGGAAGACTACATCCGCCACAAGTACGACAAGGCCGACTACGGCGGCGGCGGCGCGGAACGCACGATCGGCCGGCTGCGCGCCGAGGTGGCGGGACTGCAGAAGCAGGTCGACGACCTCGACTCCGACCCGCTGTCGGAGATCGCCGCCAAGATCCAGAAGGCGGGCGACGCCGCCGCGGCGCAGTTCCCCGCCAACCACGGCTCGGCCTACGCCGGGACCGCCGAGGCGTTCGCCCGGGCCAAGGAGGAGTTGCAGATCCGGCTGCAGCTGCTGGACGCCTCGGCCAAGGCGCAGCGCGCCGCCCAGAACAACGCCGCGGCGCTGAAGCTGGAGGCCGACGCGCGCGCCCGGGCCGCCGACGAGGCGGTGGCCTACTACGCCGCCAACGACAACTCCATCGACGGCTACGTCCGCATGGTGCAGGCGCAGGAGAAGGCCGAGACCGACGCGGCGGTGGCGTCCAAGGCGCTGGCCATCGCCCAGCGCTTCGGGGTGAACTCGGTCGACGAGATCGCCGCCGCCTACCAGAAGGCCACCGGCGTTTCGGCCAAGGCGGCGCAGGGCGTGGAAGACCAGGCCAAGGCCGAGCTCGCGGCGGAGGCGGCGACGATCCGCCTGACCGCGGCGATGAAGGACCAGCAGCGCGCCCAGGACGCGGCGGTCGGCTACGCCAGGGAGATCGAGGATCTGCGCCGCTACACCGTCGCCCTGCTGCGCGGCGCCGAGGCGATGGCCGAGTTCAACCGGCAGAAGGAGAAGCAGCAGGCCGCCGCGGCCCGGGCGCAGGCCGACTCGCCGTTGGCCAACGCCTACAACGGCATGACCGCGTCGCGGGCGGTCGATTACAAGAACGACCTGCAGTACCGGTCCATGCTGGCCGAGCGGCTGGCCGCGATCCAGGCCGAGACCGACGACCTGCGCCTGACCGCCGACGAAAAGGATCTCGGCTTCAAGGAACTGGTGCAGCAGTACCTGCTGGCCCACAAGGGCGCCACCCAGGAGCAGGCCGAGATCCAGGTGCGCGCCGACCTGCGCCACATCGTCCTGATGAAGCAGGCGCTCGAGGTGGTGCGCGCCACCACCGACGAGATCCGCCGCGCCTTCATCGAAACCGGCCGGCTCGACTTCAAGAGCCTGAAGCAGAACCTCGAGCGCCAGTTGCGCAAGGCGGTCTACGACGGGCTGATGAAGCAGCCGATCGACGTGGCCGTGAACGCCGTGGTCAACGTCGTCACCCAGGGCATCGAGCGGCTGGTCGCGCAGCTGAAGGCGGCGGTGAAGGGCGAGGGCGACGGCCAGGGCGGCTGGGTCGACAAGCTGGGCAAGATGTTCGGCAAGGTGATGAACGCCAAGGTCCCCGGCGCCTCCGACGGCCAGACCGTCGGCCAGTTCGCGGGCAACATGTTCGCCGGGATGCAGGCGGGCCAACAGGCCGCCGACATGTTCGGGATTCACGGCTCCAACAAGAGCGGCGGCAAGGGCCAGCAGATGCTCGACATGGCCGCGGCGGCGATCGGCACCTACTTCGGCGGCCCGATCGGCGCGGCCGTTGCGACGGTGATTTCGCGCGTCGTCGGCAAGGCGATCCTCGGCAAGGAGTCGAACCACGGCGCCTACGCCAAGTTCGACGCCACCGGCGGCTACACCATCGTCGGCGACAAGGCGACCGAGCAGACCCGCGCGGCCGCGGGCCAGATCGGCACCGCCGTCGGCGGTCTGCTCGACGCCCTGAAGAAGGTCGGCATCGACGCGGCCGGAGTGATCAAGGGCATCGACATCGGCTCGCGCGACCCGACCCACATCCGGCTGGCCAACGGCATGGACGTGCGGTCGAAGACCGGCGACGTGCAGGCGGCGATCGAGGCGGCGGGCAAGGCCATGCTGCAGTACGCCCACTACGACGACCCGCGCGAGAAGGCGCTGGTCGACCAGATGATCGCGGCCAACAAGAGCTTCCAGGACATCGTCGACAAGCTCGACCAGTTCATCCAGGCGCAGAAGGTGCCGGGCGACCTGAAGCTGGCGCTGCTGAAGTACACCGACCCGACCCAGTACGCCCTGCAGAGCCTGCAGCAGCAGCAGGTCGACCGGCGCAAGCAGATCCAGGCCTACGCCGACCAGGGCTTCTACACCCCCGAGCAGCTGGCGGAGATCAACTCCACCCTGTCGGCGCTGGAGAGCTCGGAGATCGCCGACGCGCTGGCCCAGCTGGCCACCGGCGCCGACGGCGCGGCCGCGTCGCTGAAGCAGCTGCAGGACGCCCAGAAGCAACTGGCCGAGTACGTCGCCGGGCTGAAGACCGGCGCCCTGTCGCCGCTGTCGCCCTCGGCGCTGCTGGCGGAAACCCAGGGCAAGTACCAGGACGCGCTGACCAAGGCCCAGGGCGGCGACCTGAGCGCGCTGCAGAACATCTCCGGGCTGTCGAACGACTATCTCGGCGCGGCGCGGGCCTACTACGGCTCCAGCCAGGGCTACGCCGACATCTTCGACAAGGTGTTCGGCCAACTCGACGCGCTGTCGACCCAGCCGATGCAGGACCCGTTGATCGGCGCGCTGGAGACCCAGGTGCAGAAGCTGATCGACGCCCTGCACCAGGACAACCTCGACATCATCCACGCGCTGGGCGGCACGCCCGGCGCGCCGGCGTCGTCGCCGCCGCCCCCGCCGCCGAGTTACGACCCGGCGCTGCTGAAGCTGGACAGCCTGGCCGAAGAGCTCGCCTACGCCATCACCCACAACATGTCGTTCAAGGAAGTGGTCGACGCCGTCGCGGCGGCGCGGGCGGCGATCCAGCAGCAGACCCAGGCGGTGGTGCAGACCACCGAGGCGGGCTTCTCCAGCCTCGCCGACGCCACCCAGGCGGCGACGACGACGCAGGCGGCGCTGGCCGGCGGCCAGGTGGCGGCCTGACATGGCGTGGATCGCGGAACTGACCGGCTACGACACCACCGCCGGAGCCCTGAAGACCCTGCGGTTCGCCATGGGCGCGGGCGTGGCCCTGCTCGACAGCTACGCCCCGTCCGGGCTGCTGAAGTGGTCGAGCCCGTCGCAGAAGCTCGACGTCGGCAAGGACGGCCGGGTCGCCATGTCGGCCGACGCGGGCGAGGTGACGATCCTCAACGCCCCGGCCGCGGTCGACCAGCCCGGACCGTGGGACGCGCTGGCCGACTGGTCGTGGCGCAACCGCAGCGCCCGGCTCTACTGGGTCCCCGCGCTCGACTGGTCGGCCCGGACGCTGACCCAGCAAGGCGTGCTCGAACAGCCCGTCGCCGACCTGCAGAGCCGGACCCTGACCTTCCGGCTGCGCGACCCGCGCGCGGCGCTGGACGTGCCGCTGCAGCCGTCGAAGTACGCCGGGAGCAACGTCGGCCCGGCCGGGATCGAGGGGCTGGCCGACCTGAAGGGACGGGCGAAGCCGGTGCTCTACGGCCGGGTGTCGAACATCACCCCGCCGCGGGTGAACGAGAGCCTGCTGATCTACCAGGTGGCCGACAAGGCCGCGACGGTGGACTGCGTCCGCGACGGCGGCACGGCGCTGACCGTCGGCACGGTGCGGGCGAGCCTGGCCTCCATGCAGGCCAACGACCCGGGGCCCGGCAAGTACGACACCTACGTCGGAGCGGAAGGCGCGTTCTTCCGGCTCGGCTCGGCGCCGCAGTTCGCCCTGACCTGTGACGTCTATGAAGGCGCCACGGCGGCCGACCGCACCCACGCCCAGATCTGGAAGCGGATCCGCAAGGAGCGGTGCGGGAACGTCGACGCCGACCTGGACGCCGCCGCCATCGTGGCGGCCGATGCGCTGGACTCGGGCGAGGCCGGGTTCTGGTGGTTCGAGGACGCGAGCCGGCGCGACGCGCTCGACCAGGTGCTGGGCGGCTTCTCGGGCTATGAACTGCTGCAGTTGAACCAGACGTGGACGATGGCCAAGCTGGTGGCCCCGAGCGGGTCGCCGGTGATCGAGCTCGAGCAGCTGACCCTCGCCGCGAAGCTGAAGACGACGTCGCGCAAGCTCACCGGCCTGACCCGGGTGCGGCCGACCTACCTGCCCGACGGTGTGCCGCCGTACCGGGCGAACGTGAACTGGGGCCGAAACTACACGGTCATGGCCGAGTCCGACTTCGCGGGGGCCGCGGTCCAGCGGCTGCGCGACAAGTTTGCGACCGACTGGCGCACCGAGACGGCGACCGACCTGACGGTGTGGAACCCCGCGACGCTGACCGGGCCGTGGCCGGACGCGCCGGAACTGACGATCGACACGGGGTACGCGGTCGGCGTCGACGGCCTGACCTGCCCGGCCGCCGCGGCCGAGGCGACGCGCCTGCTGGCGCTCTACGGCGGGGCCCGCAGCGGCTATCAGGCCGGATTCGTCCCCCGGGCGGGCGACATGATCGCGCCGGGCTCCGTGGTGAAGCTGAAGCATTCCCAGTACGGCCTGTCGGGCGGGTTGCTGTTCCGGGTGCTGCAGTCCGGGTTCGTGCTGTCGGGTTCCAACGAGGTGACCGCCGAACTGGTGCTCGGCCTCGGAATCTCGCCGCCCGCGGCGCCGGCGGTCGTCCCGAACTACGCCTTCGTCGGCGCGGCGCAGACCGCGCTCGTGCCGGCCGGAAAGACGAGCGCCACCGTAACCATGTGGGGCGGCGCGGGCGGCAACGGCAACTGGTCCTCCGGGGCGTGGTCGGGGGCCGGGGGCTATGTGCAGGCGACGTTCCCCGTGTCGCCGGGCGACGTACTGAAGTTCGAGGTCGGCGGCGGCGGACAGGGGGCGGCGCGAAACGCCAACGGCGGCGCGGGCGGCTGGCCGGACGGCGGCCCCGGAGGCAAGGGCGACA